AGGGCCATTTACACACGAGGAGCGTTTCGATGGGCCGACTGGCTGAGGCGACCGAGGGATACGACGAGCTGAGGGGCCTCAAGGCGCTCGCTGACAGGCTCGCGGCGGAGCTGGACGGCTGCGCCGACCAGAGGCTGGTGCCGCAGCTCGCGCGCCAGTACCGCGAGACCATGAACCGCATAGCGACCATCGAGGGCGGGGTGGACGATGACGACGAGATCGCTGCCATCATCCTACGCAACAGGAAACCAGCTGCCGACGAGCATGGTGGTGCCCGAGTCTGACGCCAACGACGTCCTGGACGCGCTCGACCTGCTCTCCGAGGCTGGGTTCGAGTGCATGGACTGGCAGGCACTGCTCCTCGAGTGCTGGATGGGCGTGCTGCCCAGCGGGAGGTGGGCCGCGCCGTCCTGCGGCAACGAGACGCCGCGCCAGAACGGCAAGACGCGCGACATCTGCGGCCGCTCGGCCGCCGAGATGCTGTTCTACGACGGCACCGTGATCTACACCGCCCAGCTCCAGAAGACGTCAACCGAGACGTTCGAGGAGATGGCGGGCCTGATGGACACGCGCGCCCTGCGCAAGTTCCTCGCCCCCAACGGCATCCGCACGGCGCTCGGGCGCGAGGAGATACGCCTCAAGAGCGGCGCGCGCATGAAGTTCCTCGCGCGCACCCGCAACGGCGGCAATGGCCAGCACGGCTCGCTGCTCATCTTCGACGAGGCGCAGTACCTCGACAAGCAGGCGCAGGGCAGCTTCCTCTCGGCCATTTCGGCATGCAAGACGCGCCGCGGTCCGCAGACCATCTACAACGGCAACGCGCCCGAGGATGGCGACAACAGCGTGGTGTTCGAGCGCATCCGCGCCGACGCCCTCGCTGGCCGCACGAGGCGCACCGCGTGGACGGAGTGGAGCATCGGGTCGAGCCTCGAGCTGCCCGACGTCTCCGACAGGGTCGTCTGGGAGCGCACCAACCCATCGCTGGGCGTGCTCATCTCCATGGACACCGTGGAGGCCGAGTTCGAGGCCGAGGACCCCGAGCAGTTCGCCCACCAGCGCCTCGGGTGGTTCGCCACGCGCGCCGACCTCGACCACCTGATATCGCAGGAGTCGTGGGACGCCGCGAAGGCTGACGACGCGCCCGAGTCGTGGCAGAAGCTCGCCTACGGCGTGCGCTTCACGCCCGACGGGCGCTCCGTGACGCTGGCCGCCGCGGTCACCACCGCGCAGGGCTGCCACGTCGAGTTCGTGCGCACCGAGCCGACCGTCGCGGGCATCGAGTGGCTCGTGGACTGGCTCGTGTCGCGCAGGGGCAAGGCGGCCGCCGTCGCCATCGACGGGCGCGCCGACGCCACCGACCTCGGCCAGCGGCTCGTCGGGGCGGGCATGCCCAAGGGCGCCGTCATGGTCGCGCGCACCTCCGACGCCATCGCAGCCGACGCGATGCTCGTCAACGCCGTCAACGACGGCACGCTCACCCACCTGGACGACCCCGCGCTCGCCGAGAGCGCTCTGGGCGCAACACGGCGCCCCATAGGCAAGGACGGCGGCTACGGCTTCGGCGGCGAGTGCCCCGAGCGGCTGGACGCCTGCGCGCTGGCCCTCTGGGCGGCGCGCACCACCAAGCGCGACCCAAGGCGCAGAGGGAGGATTGGATGATGGAACAGCCAGACACGTTCCGACCGATGCGCATGGGCGCGGTCGACCTGAGCGGCATCCCCGGCGCCAGCGGCCTCTCGGGAGAGGCGGCGCGCTGGGCGCGGCTGCTCGTGGACGAGTACGCCGAGCATGCGGGCCACAACGAGATGCTGCGGAACTACTACGACGGCATGGTCAAGGTCTCCGACTACGGCAGCAAGGCCGACGTCCCCAACGACCAGACATGCCACTGGCCCGCGAAGGCCGTGGACGCGCTCGCGGACCGCATCACGCTCGAGCGCTTCAACGCGCCCGACGGCTACGACCGCACGGCCCTCGACGGCATCCTCGAGCGCAACAACGTGGTCGGCGGCTACAACCGCCACCTCGTGCCCAAGCTGCTCTACGGCTGCATGGCCGCGACGGTCACGCGCAACGTGGCGGGAAACGCCGTGGTGCGCTTCCACTCCGCCGAGACGTTCACCGCCATCCCATCGCCCGACGGCAGGGACGGCGTCGTGGGCGCGGGCCTCGCCATTGCGCGGCAGGAGTTCGCGCCGTGGGCGGCGGGCCAGATGGTGCCGACCATCGTGAACCTGCACCTCCCGGGGAACGTCGTGGAGCTGCGGCAGGTCGCCGCGGGGGAGTGGGTGGCCTCCGACGGCCTCACGCCCGAGCCCGAGCCGAGCCTGTACGTGTTCTGCCACGACGGCACGGGCACCATGAACCCGTTCGGTCGCACGCGCGTCACGCGCTACGTGCGCACCCTCACCGACGACGCGATCCGCTGCATGTGGCACATGCAGATCTCGGGCGCCTACTATTCGGTGCCCAAGCTCGCGATGCTCAACCTGCTGCCCGAGCAGTACGAGGCCGTCGTCGGCGACAAGCTCAAGTACCAGATGGACCGCGTGCTCGCCACCGAGGTGGACGAGAACGGCGATTCGCGCACGACCGTCCAGCAGTTCAGCGGCAACAGCCCGCAGCCTTTCGTGGACGAGCTGAGGGCGCTCGCCGCGCAGTTCAGCGGCGCCACGGGCGTGCCGCTCAACAGTCTTGGCATCGTCCAGGACAACCCGTCCAGCGCCGAGGCCATCCAGGCGGCGCGAGAGGACATCTGCCTCGTCGCCGCGCGCGACATCGAGCAGGACGGCCGCACGCTCGAGCGCGTGGTTCGCGCCGCGCTCGCGGTGCAGGCCAACGCCACCACCGACGCGCTGGACGAGGGTGCGCTGGGCGTGAGGGCTAAGTTCGCGAAGCCGATGCTGTTCAGCGACGCCGCCCGCGCCGACTGGGTGACCAAGGTCGAGAGCGTGCGCCCGGGCTTCGGCCAGACCGACGTTGCCGCACGCATGGTCGGCATCGACGACGCCGACCTCGAGAGCGTCAAGAGCGACGAGGTCAGGGCTGCGAGCGCCGCGGCGTTCAACGCCATCTTCTCCGAGTCCGTGGCGGAGTAGCCGATGGACGCCATCCCGAGGGCCTACGTCGACCGCTTCACCGCGGCAATCAACGCCCTGAGCGCCAAGGCCCGCAAGGGCCTGTCGGACGCCCTTGCGCGCATCGACATGTCACAGGATGTGGCCACCGTGCGCGAGCAGGTCATCGCAGCCATGCAGGTGTGGTGCGGCGGCGCGACAGACCAGGTCGCCGTGCTCGCCGCCGAGTTCTACGACGGCCTGCGCGAGCTGGAGCTGGGAGAGCGCATGGGCGCCTCGGCCCTCAGCGGGCGCGTCCCCGACGCCACCGACGGCGCGGTGCGCGCGTTCGCGCAGCAGCTCGTGGACGGCAGCCCTGACAGGCTCGTGCATCTGTGCCTAGACCGCCTCGACTACGAGGTGAAGGTCGCGGCGGCGCAGACCGTCCTCGACAACGCGCGGCGCGACCGCGTCAAGCCGAGGTTCGCGCGCGTGCCCACGGGCGCCGAGACGTGCGACTTCTGCCTGATGCTCGCGAGCCGCGGCTTCGTCTACCGCACCGAGGCGACGGCGAGCCACGCGCACGCGGGCTGTGACTGCCGCACGGTGCCCTCGTGGCGCGCCCACGAGGTCGAGGGCTACGACACTGCTGAGCTGGCGCGCCGCTGGCAGGGCGCCGTGGACGCCAAGGCAAGGGCGCGCGCCGAGCGCAACGGCACGGACGAGGCCGACGAGCGCGCGGCGATCATGGACGCCTACCGGCGCAGTGCGTCGAACGCGAAGAAGCGCAACAAGCGATAGTCCATTGTGCGAACGCACAAACAACCCGATGAGACTGGCCCCGCAAGGGGCCTTTTTCATATCGCGCCATGGACCTCTCACCCATGGCGAAGTGCCTCCCGCGGCTTGCTACGCGGGAGGGGCGCACCCTACGCAATGCGGCGGGCGGTCAATCGCCGCACCGACACCGGCTGGGGCCGGGAAAGGAGGCCAAGGATGGCCGACGCAAACACTCAGGGAACTGAGGGCACCACCGACGCCCAGACTGGCGCAGCTGCCCAGTCTGGCGAGCGCACGTTCACGCAGGAGGAGGTCAACCGCATGGTCGGTGACGCACGCCAGCGCGAGCGGCGCAAGTACGAGGGGTACGTGGACGGCAAGGAGGCGACCGAGGCCGCCGAGCGCGCCGAGAAGGCCGAGGCGGAGCTGGCAAAGCTCAAGGCCGACGCCCAGCGCGCCACCGACGTGAGCGCGGCGGCCGAGGGGGCGGGAGTCCCGCTCGAGGTCGCGCAGATGCTCAACGGCAGGGACGCCGACGAGCTGCTGGGGCAGGCCAAGAGGCTCCTGAAGCTCATGCCGGTCCACCCGACCCGAACAGACGACGGCGGCACGAGGGCCGCCGCCAAGAAGACGACCGCGCAGATGTTCGCAGAGTCGGTAGCCGACCTGCTGTAGCGCGAGAGAGGGGCACGAGATGCCTACCAACCGCACCACCACCAACGTCATCCTCAATCCCGAGGTCAGCTCCGAGATCTGGGCCAAGACCCTCGAGGAGTCCGCCTTCATGCAGCTGGCGGG